ATGCACCGACACGGTGTCGTGGATGGTCGTGGCGAATCGGAAAGACACGCACATCATGGACACGGACTGGACGGACGAGAACGGCTATCCCATTATCGAACCGCTGAAGCCGGAACCGGAAGAGCCAGAACCGTGATCTCCATTTCCTGGGCCGAAGTCGCCGCAATTGTCACCGCTGTCTCCGTCATTACGGGCGCAGCCGCCACCTACGTGCGCCTGGCTACCGTCAATGCGGTGCGGGACATTCTGAACGACCGACTCAAGGACTACATGGGGCGGGAACTGGTGGAAACCCGGCTCCAGTATCTGAGCACCGAGATGAAGTCTGTCCGCAAGGACATCGATTCCCTGACCCATATGGTGCAGCAGCTCAAACAATGACGACTTCTGAATCCTATCTGACGGCGATTCAGTGGGCGCGTGCAGCCTACGTCGCCATCCTCGACCGTCCCGTCGATGATATCGGGCTAGCGGAAGCTATCCGGTTGCAGGTAGACCGTGGGTTTACTTACGACGATCTGGTGGGGTGGCTCCGTCGCAGTGATGAGTATCAGGCAAAGCATCGTCCCGTGCCGACGCCCGCCCAACGGGGCGCGTTGCCTCCGCTTGAGGGGCAGCTCTCACAGGACGGCCATGCGTTCACTGATGCCACGGGCCGTCGCATTCCGCTGTTCTGCCATGCCGGCGATCTTCTGATGCTGTTTGTCGAGGCGCGTACGTCTGGAAACGAGGAGAAAGAACGCCTAATCCATACCGCCTTTACCGACCTGCGTGACCATGGCTATAGCGGCCTCCGGTCATGGTGGAGTATTCGCTGGGCGAACTATCCCAATCGCTACTGGCGTCATCGACGGCTAAATCCCTCCGATCATGCCCACCGGCAACTGATTGCGGAGTGCCTGCGGATCGGGGCCGAGGACTATGGGCTCCAGTGGCATCTCGCGCTGGGCTCGGCTGAAGAGGTGCCCCAGCATGAGATGGAGGATGCGTGGCACTGGTTGGGAGATGTCGTGCAGGCGCACCCGACTTGGTTTGCCTTGGTTGAGGGCTTGAACGAGGCGTATCACACTGGGGAACCGGATCCAGCCGTGGTCGAGCGGTGGGTGAACATCTCTCGTCGTAAGACGCCCGCCGTGCTGCACGCCCTCAGTGCTGCGGATGGCGCAGCCGGGAGTGAAGAAGCCGATGAACTGAAAAAGTGGACCCCGGAGTGGCAGCAGGTCTATCTCGTCCATGCGAGTCGCGCGAATCACTGGGGCGATATGACCCGCCATGCCTTCTCGACAGGCTATAAACGGGCGCCATGTCGTCTTGGCTGGTCTGGTGAGCCGCCGGGGATGCAGTGGGGGGACCATACACGGGTCAGCAGCATGGATCACCCGGAAGAATGGACCCAGTCGCCCTGGCGTTATGCGTTCTACCTCGCCGTCACCGCATTGAGTCGGCAGGTCCCCACTTATATGTGCAGTCATGGCGTCTGTCTGGAGGGGCGATTTCTGGATGCGCCGGCCTTTACTCTCGCGCCGCGTCTGATCAGCGATCTCCCGCCTGACCTGATGGCCTATGACGAGCTGTTTCATGGCGGGGAGACGCACAAGCATCGTCGCGTGATCGAAGCCCCGGAGCACTGCCGCGCCGAACATGCGAAACATGCGGACGGGTCCTGTGTCATCGCAATTTACCCGGAACGCCCGGATATTACGGATATGGATCTGACCTTCGAGCGAGCGTGGAAAGGGCGGCTCCACGACGCACAGGGGTATACCGATGTGGTGGTGGATCGCGGCGCCACACTCCGTCGTGACATCTCCAACGGTCTGCTCTGTGTGGGGGCACTCCTCTGATGGCCTATCCGATCCAGACCCAGGTGTTCACGGTCTTCATGGGCACGCAGGAGGGGATCCATTCGGTGGCGCTCCCGGCCATCTATTCCTCCTCGGGGTCGCGAAACCTCTGGATTGACAAGCTCGGGCGGGCCAAGAAGATTCTGGGCTACGCCAAGCAGAACTCGTCAGCGGTCACCACCAATACCGGGGGCACCGCTACGATGGTGCGAGCCCTGCGTCCCTACCGGCAGACCGGGGCCACCTTTACCCGGCAACTGATGGGGGTCTTTGACGACGCCACCGATGAGTGTGAACTCTGGTATAGCACCGACTCCGGGGCGAACTGGACCTTTATCGTTGATTTCGGCAGCGGCTCGGTCGGATCGATCCCCGATTTCGCGCAGGTCGGCAACACCCTGTTCTTTGCCAACGGCGTAGTGGCGCCACGGTCGTGGAATGGGTCGAGCCTGTCGACGGCTGGCCCTGCGACCAAGTCTCCCACTCCCACGGCGGCGGTCAATACGACCACCGGGCAGTTAAACGGGTCCTATACCTGGAAACTGATCAGCGTGGACGGGTCCGAGACACGCACGGCCGGGTCTACGACGAGCAACGTCATTCAATTACAGGATGAGCAGTCGGATCTGTCATGGACCGCCGATAGCGACACCGATATCACCGGCTACGAGCTGTATCGCACGACCGGGACCGGTACTAACTTCTACTTCGTGACCTTTATCGACGGACGGACGACGGCGAGCTACACCGACAATGCGTCCGACCTCGACATTCTCGGTAATCGACTGCTGGAGGAACATGGGGATGCCCCGCCGACTGGATCCTACCTCTGCGAGCCCCACAAGCAGCGCCTCTGGTGGGGACGCACCGACACCTACCCGCGTCGGGTACAGTGGTCTGACCCCGGACAGCCCGATCAGGTGGGGACCAATAACTACCTCGATTTTACCGATCAAAGTTCAGTGGGGGACATCCTCACCGCACTCTATGGGGATTTCGAGGGTATGCTGGTCGCTTTTCAGGAACGCTCCATCTGGACCATCTCGGGCAGCGGACAAATAGTCTCCGATATTATGGGGTGGGTGCGGACGAAGTCCAATGCGGTGACCGGGACCGTGTCGCACCGGTCGGTGGTTGCAGTACCTGCCGGGGCGGTCTATACCGATGCCTCGGGCACCACGGTGACTGCTAACAAGGTCATGCTGGCCTACTTCACCCCGCTGGGCGACATCCGGCTCTTCGACGGCAACAACGACATCGTCATCTCCACGCCGGTCAAGGAGACGCTCAAGACGTTTCTCTATGCCCAACGCACCAAGATTCATTCGGTCCATGACATCGAGAATGGGCATGTGGTCTGGTTCTGGCCCGGCCCCACTCCGTCCGGTGAGAATGCCGAATGCACACAAGCGGTCTGCTGGAACTATCGCTGGGGCGTCTGGTATGTCTGGCCGACGATGCCGATGGCCGCGTCCACGACCGTGGACACCGCGAGTGACACGCAACTGATCCTGACCGGGGAAGCCCAGACCGGGAAGGGGGGCTTCTGCTACAAGTTCTTCAGCGGGGACAGTTTTGATGGCGATAATATCGCCTCTCGCTGGATCACCAAGGTCCTCTACGGACAAGATGAGTCATGGTCAACACGTACGGCGCAGAGCCTCATGGCGTATGTCAAACGCTGGCGCTGGCTGGACATCATCGCCGAGGCGGACTCGGATGTGACCCTCACCATCGAGTGGATGAGCGGGAGTGCCTCCGATGACTCGGTGAGTCGGGGAGCGGCCAGCAAGAGCCTGGAACCGATTGGCCTCCAGTTGATTACCGCCGATGGGAACGGGATTGACACCTCCGAGGGGAGCAACATCACGATTCCCTTTGATTCGGTGCAGAAGATTATCAATCTCGAGGGCACCAACGGCAACTACATTCAGGATGTCGGGTGTCGGATTCGCATTAGCGACGATGCGGCCAATGGTAGCTGGAGTCTGGAAGGCATGACCGTGGGGTATCAGGTGCTGCCGGGGGCGTTGCGGAGGTTACAGGACTGATGGCTGTACAACGACGCAAGAATTGGATTGCCGGGGCGATCAAACGACCGGGGGCCTTCCGTCGTAAGGCGGCAGCGGCTGGGGAAAGCACCGCCGAATATGCGAAGGATGTCCTCAAGCCGGGGTCCGAGGCGTCCACCCGCACCAAGCGACAGGCGAACCTGGCCCAGACACTGGGGAAGATGCGGAAGGCGTAGATGCCCACCAGAATCCCACTGCATCCGCGACTCACCGGGGATCTGCTGCCCTATCCTGCGCGTCCGCCTGACTGGGAACCGACGTTGTCAGAGGAACCGGGGTTCTTTGAGCAACTCCCCGACCTGGCGAGACGAGGGGTCAATACCCTCTCTGATGTGCTTTTTGGTGCGACCCCAGAGGAGCGTGCCCAGAACATAGTTGCGTCTACGGCTGCTCCGTTAGGTACAGCTGCGACAACAGCGCGTCGAATGCTCAGGCCGCTGCTCTCGGGCAATCTGGACCCACTCTTGGCTCAACGGACGCGTCAGCCGAGATTGGGGCTCGATACCACCGTGTTCACCCCAGACGAGCGACAGATTGTGCGTCAGTGGAAGAAAGATCCGGTTCTGCAAGAGACACCTATTCAGCGGTACGACGATCCGGCATGGGACGACGCCCATCAGCGTATGGACGAGGTGATGAAGACATGGGCACAGAACACCAGTCCGTGGGTGCGAGATGAACTAGACGATATCGTGACGAATACCGAGTTTGGCCGACACTACCTCGACCGCTTGCACGGATTACTACGAGAGTCGTATCCCAGTGGGCGGGTGCCGTTGTATCGAGGACTGGCAGATGAGGAGCTAGAGAAGATTCTGAGACATACCGACTGGCTGCAGAACATTTGGGGTGTTGCTGGGACTCCAGAGGCCCCCATGCTGCAGTCCTTCACGCTTAGTCCGAATATGGCTCGACGTTTTGCTGGTCCAAGCAGAGGCCGATGGGTGTTACATGGCGATGTGCCAGTCGAAAATATCAGAGGCCATATGCGGTCACCGACCATGCAGGAAGAAGAGTTGATTGTCAATGTGCTTCCGAGTAGACGCGAATTGCTTCCAGACTGGAAGGTGGCAGAAGGATCGAGAAACATCTTCAAACCGGGAGGCGCCTACCCTAATTGGGGAAAAACATCGCGTCCTGAATATTGGCAGAATCTCATGAAGGACTGGTAATGGCCCGTAGCAATATCCCGCTGGACTTCATGACACCCGACTTTGCACGGGTGCGTGAGGAAACCGGCGTGGTGACAGAAGAAGCCGTGCGGTCCCTCTATCTGCTCTCGGTGGATAGTCGGCGCCGGCTGTTGAGTATCGAGCAGATGTTTGGCTGGCAGGAGGTGGCGTTTGCCGCCGGGAACTTCACAGCGAATAGTGGCACATGGACGGTGGCGAGTGGCGACCAGCAACTCTATCGCTACACCAAGATCGGACGGGTCTTGAGTCTGAACTTTTTTCTGGAGGATACGACCACCGGGTCAGGGATGGGCACACAGTTGCGGATCAAGATGCCACTGGGGATGAAGGCCAGTGCCACCACCTACATGGGACCGCTGATTGTGCGGGGCAGTGTCGAGACAGAAGGCTATGTGACGACAGAAGGGACCGACACCCTCTATTGCTATCGCACGGACCATGCGGCGTGGCCGTCGAGTATCACCAACAATGTGGACATCCGTGGGACAATAACCTGTCAGGTGTCACAGTGAGCAAACGCCATGCGCCCGTGATCCTGCGGTCAGTCGCCAATGGCGACCGTGATTGTCTCCGGGGGTGGTATCGCACTGACCGGGAGGGCCTCGAACAGTTCTTTGGGGTGGACCTCCCCTCGGAAGATGACTACATCGCACAGTTTAACCGGCTCTTTGAGAAGATGCAGGCCTATACGGCCCGGATGCTCATGGCCGAACTCAAGGGGGAGCCGATTGGGTTTGTGATGGTCACCGATGTGCCGCCGACGCTGGAATTTGGGCGCGTGCATATCTATCTGACGCCGAAGAAGCGCCGCTATGCGGTGCGCGTGGGGGAGGCGGGGATGGCGGAAGTGGAAAAGATGGGGATACACATGGTATTCCAGAACGTTTTGGCCGACAACCCGGCGTCCATCAAACTCGGCAAGAAACTGGGCTTTGTGCCCTCTCCGATCATGACCATGATCAAGGAGCTACGATAATGGGTCCAGAGACAGCGATGTGGCTTGTGCCGTCCATCATGGGTGGGATGGGTGCGGTCGGGTCAGCCCTGGGCAGTGGCGCGGAAGGCAAGCTCAAGGGGTATGGCGCAGGGGAGACGGCCCCGTCACGGCAGTCCATCGATCCGTCCCTGCTCGGTCAGGTCCTGGCGCCGATTGAACAGGCCATTGGGATATCGATGGGTCGTATGCGTCAACCGGTGACGTTACCGGGGGCGTTTGTGCAACCGAACCCCATGTTCAGCGGCGGGGGACTGCCGATGTCGATTGGCACCACTGGGGTGGACCCGGCGCTCCAGCAGCCGCACCTCATGGGCCTCCCCGGCGTGAATACGGGCGCAGGCCAACTCTCGCGTGATTTTGCGCCGTTTATTCGCCAGCCAGGGTCCGGCGCCCATGTGCCCAGTCAATCGCCGTGGGGGACCATCGACCAACCCGCAGCGCAGATGCCGGAAGCCGGTGGCGGGATGCCGCAGATGCAAGGGGCGCTTGAGATGCTGGGTATCCATAGTGACCCGATGGGGAATTT